CTCGGCATACAACTTGTGATCGACTACGCGTTAAAACGGTCATGGAAATGCGATCGCGGCACATGGCAACCGCTACCTAGCGTTGACGACGGCGACTGGTATCACATAGAGGTCGAGCCACGCCTAGCGCACGACGTAGAAGCCACAAAACAGGCATTTCAAGCCGTATTCGGGGTATCACCGAAAGCAGCGCCACAATCTGTTTAGGCTGGTTACCTACCCGAGAAAGTAGGTCACCATGACACTCATCAGCAAAACAGCCATATCGCTATTTATTAGCGCCATGTCAATATTTATTTTGGCTAAACCGCCAACACCGACACCGACAGAAACACGTCAACAGCCAGCAACGGTTTGGCAGGGTTTAGAGCCAGCGTCGCCCGTACCCCCGACAACGGTTAAAACTACGCCTATAACGCAACCTGACGCGTGTCAGACGGTGTTTGACATGGCTCGACACGTCGGCTGGCCCGAACATGAACTAACCCAACTGGTTGCGATTGCCTACCGTGAAAGCCGTTGCAACCCGACCGCGTTTAACGCAACCGACCCAAACGGCGGCTCAAACGGGGTTATGCAAATAAACCAGTTTTGGTGCAAACCGTCAAAATATTTCGTTAACGGATATTTACAGGCATACGGCCTGATACGTGATTGCAACGACCTATTTGATTTAGAGGCTAATTTACGGTCAGCGCTGGCTATCTACCGATACTCAAACGGGTGGCGTGCATGGTCACTTTAAAACACTTGTTTATCGCAACAGTCCTAACCGCGTACACTTACCTGATAATGTCAGTCACCAACAAACGAAAGGCTAAAGATGACCGAGAACATCGACCCGAGAACTGATCCACAGTTTAAAGCATTAATGCAAGTGATGAACGACATCACACAAAACAAAGTGCCGATCTACAACCCGTGGGAGTTGGCGGCGCGTAGCACGTTACGCAAAATCCAGCACGAGATTGACGACCGCAACGCATTAGACGACGGCGAGTTAATCGACACACTTAACCAAACACGTATTGAAATTAAATATTTGTTGAGCATTATCAACGATCTGCACGAGCGCGTCAAAGAGCGCGACATTGAGATTGGTATTAAGCAACTGCGCTTGAACGAAAACGAGATAGAGATACAGCGTTTAGAAAACATGGTGCATCGTGCTAACTAAACACGACAAAAACCGTATGCGTATCGCAATGGCCGAAAGCCAAGCAAGCGCAAACGCCAAATGGACACCCGAGCAACAAGATCGCGTTGACGCGGCGATACGCAAAATGGCACGTATGTTGCCACGCTTTACAGCCGACCAAGTTTGGTACGAACTGGGCGCATCGTTCCCGGTTACTAAAGGCATGACCGCTCGACTACTAGTTGCCCAACGTCAAGGCGTTATTAAAAACACGGGTGAGATTGCTTACGCTGAGCGTGGCGGCGAACATGATCACGCGCAACGTCTAACAATATGGCAGTCGTTATGAGTAAAAAAGTTTACGAACAACATTGGTTAACCGTATTAAAACAAGTTGTAGAACAACCTATGCAACGTTCTTTGCAATATTCTTACAATCTCAACATGAACAAAGGCACGATTGTTTATGTTTTGGTGCGGTTAGAAAAAGACGGCTACATCGGGCAATACAACTACACAACAAAAAACGTTTATGAAACAACATTTCGTTATTATTACCCAACCGAATTGGGTCATCAAGTTGTTGTAGGTCTAAAAGCATGACGGGGTTTAATCTTGACAACTACGTTGACGTGCCAACACGTCTCGGCATGGCGCTACAAAAATACCCTGATTTACGCATACAAGAAACCCAGCGTGAAATAATCGAGATGCCCGACAAATCATGTTTCATTCGTTGCACGGTGACGGTGTGGCGTGACGCTGCTGACCCGATACCAGCGATCGCGTCAGCGTGTGAGATTTATCCCGGTCGTACGCCGTACACAAAGATGAGTGAAAACGAAGTCGGGTTTACATCGGCGTTGGGTCGTGCGCTTGGATACATGGGTTTTGGTATCAGTAAGTCGATTGCGTCACGTAACGAAGTTGAGGCAGCGCAGTCACGTCAACCGACGGGCAGGCTTGCACCTGTAGTACCGATGCACGATGTCGAAGTGCCGTTCCCTGAGGAACCTCAGCGTGAGTATGCGTCACCTAAACAGTTGGGCATGATGAGGGCGCTAGCCAACGGTCAAGGGCTAAAAGGTGATGATTTAAAAACGTTTATCAGCGCAACGTTGGGGCGCGAGGTAAACACGACAGGCGATCTGACCAAGCGTGACGCTAGTCGAGTGATTGACGCGTTAAAACAAAGTGAGCCAAAATGAGTAAAAAAGATCATTTAATGAAACATCATTACGCGTTGTCAATGGCGGTTAAAGATTTGCAGCGCGTTAAAACGTTTTACCCTGAGTTGCACGCAATGGCAGTCGAAGCGTTGAAGAGTGTTAAAAAAGAATTAGCAAAACTTAAAACTAAATAACGGGCATGACCTAAGCGTGTTGCAGCGCGGTTGGTAACACACGGCAACGTGGGTAGATGACGCACGTGGTAACACGTGGTCAGGCAAATTGCGCTAAAGAGTTAGGGTGTCGAGTGAGGCAGACGACGGGGGGCTTGGCGCATTAGGCTTTATCACACAACAACAACGATTGACATAACACAAACAAATCACAAACATAAAGTTGACAACATGGCCAGCGTTAACAAACCGAGAGCAAGCGCGACAGCGCGCGCTAGCCGCGAAGCGGTAACAACATGAGCAGAGCACACGACCACGCCGACTACCAGCGAAACAGGGCCGTCGTCTTACGCGAACAACCGACCTGCACAGTCTGCAACCGGCAACCCAGCACACAAGTCGACCACATAATCCCAGTAGACGCAGGCGGCGGACACGAACTAGAAAACCTGCGAGGCATATGTTTCAAATGCAATAACACACTTGGTCATCGCTACGTAACACAACGCAACGAACTACGACGCACCATACGAGCCGAAGCAATGCGCGACATTGGCGTAATCGACACAGAACCAAAACGGTTTTTTACTGAGAAAAAACAAATCACCCCGACCCAACTCAGGATTATCTCAGATGACCCTGACCAGCCTGAACTGGCGGTAACTGGCCGTGATCAGCCGAGATTAGAGACGGCGTGGCCTGAGGCGGCTGGTTCGTTTGGGGCTGAGGTGGGGGGCTGGGCTTTACAGCATTTGGGTATTGAATTAATGGCGTGGCAACAGCGTGTGCTTGACGGTCAGTTGTTGTTTGACGGTGACGGGGATTTTTTGCACCGTATGTCAATGGTGTCAACGGCTAGACAAAATGGAAAAACAGTTGCCCTAACTGCCTTAGTCGGCTGGTGGCTTACAGAAATGCCAAAGCACAGGGGCACACCGCAAACCGTGTTGTCGACCGCTCACCGGCTTGATCTTGCAGTCATGTTGTACGACAAATTGGCTGACATTCTTGAACTAAGGTTTGGTGCAAAACTTATGCGGTCGTACGGCCGCAATCAGGTGACTATGCCCGACGGGTCTAAGTGGTTTATTCGCGCTGCTAACTCGAGCGTCGGTCACGGTATGTCGTGCGATCTTATTGTTGCTGACGAGATTTGGGATATTGGGTCAACGGTTATTGACGGCGGTTTGTTGCCAGCGCAACGCGCGCGTCGATCACCAATGCTTAGTGCCTGGTCGACGGCTGGTACTGAGGCCAGTACCGCTATGCAGCGTTGGCGTGAACAGGGTTTGCGCTCGATAGATCGTGGCGAGCCGTCGTCGCTTTATTTTGCTGAGTGGTCACCGCCGCCTGATCTGTCGCCAATGACACCGCAGGCTTGGGCATATGCAAACCCGGCGCTGGGCAAAACATTGACGCTAAAAACTATTGAAGCCGAAAGCGAAAACCCTGACCGTGCGTCATTTTTGCGTGCGTCATGCAACCTATGGGTCGCGTCAGATAAATCATGGATAGCACCCGGCTTGTGGCCCGAGTTGGAGTACACCGACCCTATGCCTGACGGCGGCACGGTCGCCATAGAAACCAGCCTGACCGACGATCGATATTTTGCTACACGCGCAATCGTGCTGGACGACAGACGAACCGTTGTCACCGTTGAGTTTGTTTGCGACACTTACGACGAAATGTTGCAACACGTTGAGCGCCTAGCAAAAAACACGGCAGTCAAATTTGCTATCAGCCCGTCAATCGATATTCATTGGCCTTTAGCGCTCGAGCGCCGACGGGCAGTTGTCGGCTACGGCGAAATACTTAAATTCACGCCACGCATAAAGTCAATGATCCACGAAAAATTGTTGTGGCATACAGGCGAGCAAATGCTTGCTGAACACGTGCAACGCGCCGTCGCGGTACGGTCACAAAACAGTATTGCGTTGTCGTCGCAACGGTCACCCGGCCCGATCGAGTTGGCGCGGTGTTTGGTTTGGTCAGCGGCGCTAGCCAGCCGACCTACCGCAACGGGTAAACCGATGATTGTTGTTGCAGGTGGCTAGTATCTTGACGGGCGGCCGTTGAGTTCTTACTTTCTCGGTTGACGCTTGGCGGTCGCCTATACACAACGGTCATTTAGTTTGGTGGCATACTTAGCGCATGGGCATTTTTAACCGCACCGTCAACAAAGCAGCAATTTCACCGCAACCAACTAAAGCGGCTGCCGCTGGCGGTCTGTATATGAGCCCGAACACAAACAACACGGGCGCTGCACTAATCGGCACTTACTATTCGTATGTCGAGGGTACGGCACGCAACCGTGCAA